ATAGTTCTTTAGGTTTGACACCTAAAATAAACGCGATAGAGAATAAATGTTCTACTGTTATTTTGGTATGTCCATTCTCTATACGTGAATAGTGCTGTTGACTTATTTCCAATGAATGGGCTATTTCCCTCCCTGTCATCCCTAATTCTTTTCTTTTTTGCATTATTCTATAAGCAATAATGGAATTAATTGTACTCATGAACTTCATTCTCCAACAATAAACAGATTTTTAAGTTTAACAGAGTAAAAAGCATTTGTTATAAAAGCATTTTACTCTACTTATAAAACTCAATTAATTTTTATTGATATGAAAAAGTAATCGTTGCTACTGCTTTTACACTTCCTGGCGTAATAGTATTTTCTGTTTTTATATAATTAGCTTTTAATTTTATACGTGGATTTATCTCTCCTCTATAATTTGAAAAATGCCATTGATTTTGATTTCCTTTGTTAGGAGTGTCTGAACCATAACTAATCGCAGTTACTTCATTATTTTTATATAATCTTAGCCCAACGCCTTTTGCCGTAGAATCCGTTGCTAATGTTAATATATCAGAACGATTCCCATGTTGGGTCGCATCATTTAATGTAGCATAAACATCAATACCGTCTTGGCATTGAAGTTGTATATTAACTTCCCCTCCTTGCACTTCTTTATACAAAGACGTGAACTGGGATTGATAGACAGTATTTAATGGAACAACATAATTCTTTTGATTCATCGAGCATGTTTGGCTTTGCACTTGGATGCGCCCTCCATTTAACATAACAGGAGCTGTTAATCTTTTATTATTCAAACTTGCCCGATTAGATTCCAATAAAATATGGCCCAGTTGTTTGGTTGGTATCGTTACATACCCATTAGGTAATCGTCCTGTTGCGACAAAAGCAACATATAAACGAGCACCAAAACTTCCAGTTGCACCATTATAAGCATTTGGATTTGTATTGGCGGCAACAGGATCAATATATATACTTGAGCTGTTTATGGGAACCAATGGCGTTGCAGGCCAATAGCCCGCCATACCAATAATAATACCTAGCCCTGGAACTCCAGTATCAAATATATCGAAATCGGAAGATTGAGTGTTATTTCCTTGGCGAAAGTTATATGTGATTTTGCCTATTTTAGGTAATGTAGGAGTAAATTTTCCACGCATTAATGCTATTAAACTACCGCCGTTAAATATATATTGATTACTTGTTCCGGTGAGTTCCCCTATCACTCGTGGGTAAGTATGGGCATCAGCAGGACCAATAACAACAACAGGGAGGGTAGATGTGTTGATTGTTATTGGAGACGGTACGTAGTCATCTGCACCAGCAACAGCTAGACTAGGGAATAGAGTTAAAAGAAATAATATGACAAAGATTCTTTTCATGGTTTGTTCCTAATTAGAGTGCGGTATACACTGAACAGGAATGGTTTGAGGTCGCATGTCAGTTTCATTGCGTGTCGCATGATATGTAAATGAGCATTTATCGTCATGATTTGGTCCCCATATCACATCAAGTTGACCTTGTTTAGGAAGACCGCGGGTAAATAAGCGTCCAGCTTGAGCCACATATCCGACTAACTGCTTATGCTCATCCAAAACCTCGGAAGCCATTGGAGGAGTACTACCATCTGGCATTCGAATATCAAATAGTAGGCTTCTCCCTGTTTGAGTATTAAATGTCACTAACGTGGCACTATTAGCGCGAGGAATGATTTCTTGTTCTGTTGCTGATAACTCAACATTCAAATCCAAATTAGTGGGGTCGATGCTAATTTGATTTTTTTCATAAGGCGTGACATAAGGCACAATACCATTTCCCCAAAAATCTAATCGGCTACCTGGTGCATTATTAATGACCGCACCTTGTGCTCCTTTTGCATGGATAATGGTAAAAGTATCACTTAAATCATTACTTAACGTCACTCCATAAGGATGTACGACAACGGCCCCCGACGCACCCAATGACATTTGACGATTATGTTGAGTATCTTGCCCGACGGTTGCGGTTACATTTACATAAGGTGAACGATAGCCTCCATTCATCGCATAGCCGGAAGGTCCACTTTCCTGACTATTACCTGAAATACCATAAGAGAATTGATTATCTTCCCCAGCGATACCGCTGATGGATGTTTGAATGCTGTTTTTCTCGCCTTTATTATAATTTAAGACAGTAGAAAAAATGGGGCTTTGAACACGCTCTCCCAAAGGAAGCGTAAAGTTCACATAAAATCTGTCATCTCGGCGTTGTTGCTCATTATCTCGTGATTGAGAAAAGCCAATCTGATAACCAAGTTTTTTCCAAAAATGGCTATATCCCATCTGATACTCATTACGACTTCCTTTATGCTCCCAGTAATTATAAGTGGTACCAGTTAAAAATATATTTCCCCATTTTTCACCTAATTCTTGATTAATTGAAACTTGGAATTGATTTTTAGGGCGATAAAATGCGGCACTTTTTATGGAAACATCATCAATAAATTCACTGTGATTAGCCAATAGCGCATCTTTCAAATGGTAAAAATCTTTAGATGAATAACGATAGGCTGCTAACGTGATATTTGTACTCGTGGTCGGAATATTGACGCTATAGCTAGTATGTAAACTGTAGCCTTTACGCGTTACGTTAGAGTGATTAAATGTTGTTCTGGACAATGTAATGTCAGATGCAATTGCCCCAATCGGCGTGTTAAAAGCAACACCAGCCAATCCTGCGGTATATTTTGAGCTTGTGGTCAGTCCACTATTTAAAGTGATATCATTTGTCAAACCATATTGATATGTGCCTTGTGCAATTAAATCATGATATGTCTCATTTGCATAACGATAGCGTCCCACTGACATTTGCCAACGGCTAAATCCGGGACGAATAAGTTGGGCAACAGAAGCAAAAGGAACCGTAAATGTTCTTGTTTGTCCATTAGATTCGGTTATTTGCACAAGAAGGTCGCCAGCATATCCACTGGGATACAAATCATTAATGACAAAGGGGCCAGCAGGCACAGTTGTTTCATAAAGGATGTGAGCATTTTGATAAATCGTAACTTTAGCATTACTATTAGCAATGCCTCGCACGATCGGAGCGTAGCCACGTAAAGAGTTGGGTAACATTCGTTCATCCGATGCTAATCGAATTCCCCGTAAGCTAAGGCTATCCATTAACTCGCCATTCGTATAAAAATCACCTAATGTGAATTGTGCCCGTAACTGAGCAATATCATGCGTCACATTTGTTTCGATATTCTGATACCCAGTAGAATGACCATTATTCCAGCTTTCACCACCACGGTGACGAAAAGCCCATCCCCATAAATTGAGTCCCGCTTTTAACCCAAGGTAAGTCTGCTCATTATTTATATCCGGAGTATTGTATTGATAATAGTTAACATCATAGTTGACAAATGCGGCAGGGACTCCACTTTGCCACTGTGCAGGGGCAATATATCCTCGAGGTCGAGTATTCACTTGTGCCTGAGGAATTTCTATATTCAGCTTTAAAGTGGATAAATCAAAATGAAATTTTGCTGAGGGGAGTCCTTCTGAGGCGGGATAACAAGTGGCTTTATAACTGTTTTCAGGAACAGTGCCTTTGACGACATCAATTAATGAAAGTAATTCCGGCGTTAGACATAACGTCGACGTATTCGCATTGTCAGTATATAAATACTGTACATTAGCTTTTCCTTTCCATTCATTATTGAGATAGATATCAGCGTAATACTTGCCCTCAGGAATAGGGTTGCCATAATTAAAGCGACGTATATCAATCGCATTCTTTCCTTGCACTGAATGCAAAAAGCTAGGATCAAATTCAGCTTCTTCAGCAGCGAATGAAGAAGTTGTTATCACCCCAATCCCTAAAGCGACACAAAACGGAAGAGAATAACGATAGGAAATGAGGTGTAATTGGTTATTAAAATTCATTATATTACCTTATTCCAAAGTAGATTCACCTTGTTGGTATCCACCATAATCATTAACAACAACCCAAGTGACTTTATTTGTTAATATTGGCTTCTCTTTAAGTGAAAATATTTTTGAAGAAAAAGGAGCTATCATCCCACTTTGTTCAACAGGCGTTAGCTGTTTATCCTGACCCACTGAGATTTTGTTGTAAGTGATGTAATAAGGTGTTGGGTTAATCGCTTTAATGCGTAGTGCTCCTTCCTGATGCCAAGTCACTTTTTGGTAAGCATCATCAGGCGTTACGTTGAGATTATCAGGGCGAAAGAAAAACTTAATGCGACTACGAACGGCTAATTGTAAGTAATTGTTATTTCCCTCTGAGTTTTCCGAATTTTCTTCCACTTTAGGTTTTGCTGGAATGTCTAAGACATTTAGATAGAAAAGAGACTCTCTATCTTGTGGTAATGATTCACCGGTATAGACAATCCGGATGGTTTGCCCTGATTTCGGCTCCATACGAAATATGGGAGGAGTAATGATAAAAGGAACGTGAATTGAATCTGGTGCTGCAGCTGCGTTTCCGGTATCTAACCAAGACTGAATTAATGCGGGGGATTCATCGTTATTATTTAATTGAACATTAATGCTTTTTTGCGTTGCGGGATAAACAACGCGGGTCCCCATAATAACCACACTGGCTTGAGCCACTGTGGATACAAACAGAGTCAAGAAAATAAGAATGAACTTTAACATAATACCTCTAGAAGGAAATGGGGCAGTTTTTTCTGCCCCGTAAAATAAAAGCAATCCAATAAACCTTACTCATAGGCAATGGTGTAATGAACGGTTGCTTTTACATCCCCAGCGGTAGATTGTCCGGTTGCATAATATTGAGCAAAATATGGGAGGTTTACATTAGCATTGTCGATTTGTACTGGATGGACATCTTGTGTTGCAGAATCAGTACCTAACTGGATTGTTGTTGCTGCATCTGAGTTAAGTAATTGAACTTGAACATTATCAGCTTTAGTTTGTGCAGTATTTTTTAAGTTGTGTGTGGTTACATCAATGTCACTTGAAGGTTCAAAATATGTTTTGACACTTTGTGCACCATCCATACCAACAGCGCAACCAGTTAAATGAATAGTAAATGGAGTAAGACCTGCTGTAGCCGCATTTTCATTTAATGTAGTGGTGGATACTGTAGGTAATGTTACCGCTAAATTCTTATCATTTGTATTGACAGAGCAGGTTTGCGCAACAACTTTACCTGTAAATGTAATTGTTCCGTCATACGCCATAGATGAGCCAGCAAATGCAGCAGAAAGAATAGTAGCTAGTGCTATAACTTTTCTTTTCATATATTTATGATTCCTATTTTAAATTAAAGTTAAGTTATTTTTTGTTTTTCAAAAAAATGAAAAGTATTATTGAATAATAAAATATATATAATCCTATTAAATAGAGTTTATAGTGAGGTTTATATTTGTAGATTATATAAATAATAAAGATATTAAGTTTTTTAATGGTGATGTAGCAAATATAAAAATAAATAATTGAAATTATTATTTCAAATATCACTTAAGTAAAGATGGTTTTTTCGATCGATGGCGTTGATTTTGATAGTTACGACCTATTAATGGTTGGTGAAATGATCGTTAAAATCGATCTTGTTATTGTTGTTCAATGTGTTATATCAATGATTGATGATATATATATGAGAAGGTTATTAGTCAAAACTTGAGTTTTAATATAAATCAAATTGCTTAGCTCTTTCAGATATGGTGCAGAATTCCCATGTAGCAACTTTTTATTTTTTTCACTATAAAACACTAACCCTTTATTAAAATACATTCATAAATGTGCTGGTTGTTGTCGTTCAACTTTGGACGCAACAATTGGCATGTTGAGCCGTTCTTTATATGCGACACCTGAAGTAGCCAAATCGACATTGATTTTGTCTTTTTCTTCTTGAGATAAGTTTGCGAGGTTCATAACGGATCCGGTTAGTTTTTGGAGAGTATAGCAGGGTGGGAGAATTTAACAGAAAACACACTCACTAAAACTTGTAATATATTGATTTATTTGTCTGGTATTGTCATGTTTTGTCGTGTTTTTTCTTATTAATTATATCATGGTTAAATTGTAAATAATTGATTTTAAAACAATAGCTTGATTTAAGTCTGCTTATTGGATTATAGTGGTGTTCGTTTTTTTGTATTATAAATCAATGTCATACATATCGATACTCACAATCACTCACTATTAACTCACAATTCAACGTAGCCATTACCTCTATCATCAAGGTATTTATCTGTCATTCTCATAGATTTGTGGCCAAGTATTTTCTTTGCAAACTCAGCACTTTTTTCTTCTTCATATAATCTTGCAGATAAACTTCTAATTTCATGAAATGTTGGTTTATTTTCCAAATACTCAGGTAGGGCTTCGATAAACTTACCTCTTAATGTTTTTGCTGTGGTATTGCCACAGATTTTATCTGAGTTCCTATTCATGAGATTTAAAACATCTTTAATAGAATAACCAATAGACTCAAGTCTTAATGAGAGTGGTATTGCTACTTTAGAACCTGTTTTTATTTGGGTGACATACAGCCTATCATTTTTTATATCATCCCACTTCATATTGATAATATCGCTAATGCGCTGAGCTGTAAGGACCGCTAGTAGAAACATATGCCTATATTTGTCATTTGTGTGCTCCAAGGCGTATTTAAACTCTTCTAGCGATAACCTTGAGCGCTGAACGCTTGTTTTTGGCGGCTTTGTCACGGAAACGGGATTTTCCTTTATCACACCATCCGCAATGGCTTCATTAAAAGCATCTAGCATAGTGGACCTTAGTAATTTTGCCATTGCCTTTTTAGGGTACTCTGAAATAAATGTGGCTACATCTCTTGGTGTTACATTCTCAATTGGACAGTCATTAAAGTGTAATTTGATTAACTTTATTCTTGATTCGTAATCGTAGAGCGTCTTCTCTTTTAACCCCCGGCTGTTTACCTTCCCCCTATAAGTATCAAGCCACTCATGCAATGTTACACAGTGAACATTATTAATTCTGTCAACTAATGGCTCTTTAGGTTTATAAATAGCTAAATTGGCTTGTATGGCTTCGGTTATTGCCAATGATTTGTTTGAGCCAACAGAAAATTCCTTTTTAGTTCTTACATCCCTGTAATAGTAAATCCCTTTACGCAAATACAAGTTAGGCGGTAGCCCCTTGTTCTTTGCACTTCTGCTTCTGCCCATTAATTTTCTCCATTAAATATTGCGGTTCCCTTACCATTTTGTCATTTGTTAGAATTGTCCACGGCTCTAACTCATATTCTCTACCAACCTTTTCTGGAGCAGGGTATAACCTACCTTCCTTTATATAGCGAGATAATTGCCGTGGACTTCTAGGTTTGGCGAAATATTTATTATTCCATTCTGATAATGTAATTCGTTTCATTGATTATTCTCCGTATCCTTCATCATTAAAAAAACTTCCATAGCGCCACGGTATGGGTTTTTATTTACTGACATGAAGTCATAATCAAGGCAGTCAGCTGTCCATTTATTAGAATGGTACATTGGTGATAACCCTATTTTATTTTCAATAATAATCGGCATTGCGTCTGATGGGTTATTGCATGGGTCGTATATTTCATCATTGACAGTTACATGCCCGAATAGGCTGGATTCCACTTCGTACTCATCGCTAATGAATATCAATTCAGAGACCTTTTTATTAATCTCGAAGTCAGAGAGTTCGGTGTATTTATTCATTATCATCTCCTAGTATTTCATTAATAGTATTTCTGATGTCAATTAACTCTTGTTTTGACACATCTATATTCCAAGATGGAGTATTTAAAACAAAGCAATCTTTTGTTGTAGGTTCAATCTCAATACAATCTTTGTAATTTTCTAAGCTAGCATAATATTTATCTTTCATTCCATACCTCTCCACAAACAACTTTAACATTCCTTACTGACATTAAATATTCAGCACGTTTATTGTATTCCGATTGCGTGTATATATCTTCCGTTACAGGTACAGTAGAACCCTGTATTAGCATGAGTAATACATATTCAATTATTTGCATGAATTGTTACTCTGAATTTTAGGTATAAAAAAACCTGCTAGTGCAGGGTGATGATTTTTAAATTTCATTAGCTCTTCTTTTTGCCTTCTTTGTTAATTTATCATAACAATAATTCATAACAAAAAAACTTATCAATGAGAAAAAGGCAATTAAAAAACTGAAATATGATATTAGAAAAAACATTCCAATAAACGGAAATGTAAATGATAGAAATTTAAACATACCAAAAATTCTATACTTGAAAATTATTATTGTTTCTACTTTATCAAGCTCATTACTAGATGATATAAATAATGAGAAAAGAAAAAATGAATTTAATGAAAGAGACATGGAAAATGAAAATATTGATAAATATATTTCTATTAACTCAATTACTCCAGCCGATTTAAAATTAAAACTTAGCATTCCTATAAAAAAAGTTGCTGAAATTATTGATAAGGATGCTGATGATATAAAATAAAAATTGTACTCCTTGTTTCTATAATTTTCATCGGCAAGTAGGTCGATCTTTTTTCGCATATAAGGCGTATGTGAAAATAGTTTTCGATAAGATTTTATATGTTTATTTTCCATGATATTGATAAATATTTTTCAGGATTACGTTGTCATGACTTTACTTTTTTATATAGTGAAACTCAATAACCCATACCCAATCTTTATTCATCCAGCTATCAATTCCGTATATGCTAATCCATACAGCGGCGAATTCAGACGTGCATGAGTTCAATTTCCTATCGAGTCCTTCGGCTTTGGCATCGCTTTCGCTGATATCATTTACTTGCTGCAACCAAATATCAGTAATTTCAATTTTCCCTTTGATATTACCGTCCTTGTTTGCAATGTTGATAATGTCGCCAATCTCACCATACGGGCAATCAACATCAACAAATCCATGCCGCCATGCTGCGCATACTTGCTCTGATAGTGTGTAACCACCTTGCCATGCGCTAAGATAGCGTAACCCATCTTCGGTTACTTTTGGTTGTGGTTTAATCGGCCTGCGTGTCTGCGTTTTTCTGCCATCTATGACAGCCTTTAGCATTACATCGTTAAACTTGATTCTGTCTTTCATATTCATTCCTCTTCATTACATCCCTGCGAGTTAAATTATCATGCGAACTTTGGTAGCTTATTACCTGTAAGTTCCTCTGCGTCCTTCATAAAGTCGGTGGCTTGCTCTTCCATTCCAACGCCGAAATCATATTTATGAACCGCTTTAGCCATTAAGAAAGCGCCAGCAAAAAGCACTTCTTTCAACTTTTCATTTTCTTCTTTGAGTTTATCTGTCATATCTATCTCCTGTTTGCATCCTTGCACTGAGTCCTAATTCCAATTAGAGATTTCTTCTTCGATTAAGTCATCTATTTCGTCGTTAGTAGCTTCTTCGTTGAGAAACAAACGTGCTTCGGTAATGTACTTCTCTCGGTTCTCGTCAAAGAACTTTGAAAATTCAGGTGACCATCCATGGCGTTTACCATCAAAATCAACGTGAGCATTACCCTCTGCCATGTTTAGAATCATCATGTCAGCAGTAATAACGCCACATTCACGACAAAATCCTTTCAAGTCGCGTTTTCTGAAATAAGGTGAAACCTTAGAATCACAAACACTCTTGAATCGTTGCTTCCATCTCTGAATGCAACGACCGTGTAAACTTTTCATGGTTATATCCTTTGGTTAAACGGGTAGGGTAGTTAGGCTCTTTGGCTAACTTCTTCGAACTCGCCTTCAAATACTGAGGCGTTTTCCTGATCGACATTAGCCTCTGCTTTTTCATCAAGAATTACCGCCTTCTGCATTTCGATAGAAACAGGCAGGTATTTAAAAAGACGACGGATAACGGTTTTCTTCGCCATTTCTTCCCAGTGAGAAACCCAAGGCCCATTTTGACCAGCCTTGCTTGATGCTCTGACTTTCTCAATTTGGTTATGCGTCATAACTTCAAACTGGACACCGCCATCTTTCAGCCTTGCGACAGCGTAAACGTGTGTAATTGGTGAGTCCTCATTTTCACCCGGCACGTGCGTTAAGTTTTCATTCAGTCCATACTCAAAGTGGAAACTATCGCCTTGCCTTACCGTTCTGGCTGAAATGCTGATTATTTGATTTGAGCGACGGGCTAGATCAATCATTCCTCGATAACCAATAATTAACTGCACATTTGATTGTCCTGACTTGGATTTTCCATTTCCAAACGGGAGCAGGTATGCATGACCAAGTGCGTTACCCGGCTCCAATCCCAATTGTGAACACTGCACAACAGCTCCGATAAAACTTTGCATATCACAGTTGGCTAATTCTGGTGTTTTTCTGATTTCCGTTGACACTATTCGGATCATTCTATCCGGCGTCATATGACGAGGAAGGGCGGCTGCTAGCTGAGCTTTCATACTTGGTTTATTGATACACTCAACCAACAACTGATCTTTGGTTTTTTCTTTTACCTTTGTACCTTGTGTTTTTTGCAAGTCAGCTTGAGCTAATGGTGGGTTACTCATCCCTTAATTCCTTAGCCCAGTAGGGCAGTGATAATGTGCGTATGCCTGCCCATTCGTCCGTTTTTAGGCATTCTGCATACGTTCTTAAATTTTGTTTGTAGGTTGTCCGACCAATATCTTTTGCTTGTTGGTCTAAATTGAAAACTCTAACGGGGTATCTACCGCAGTCGATAGTCGTGCTTACAACAAGAAAGACAAAGACAGGAGCTTCGCCTGTTAATGATTTATATCCATCTGAATAAAAAGAGTCCTGTACGTGGTAACGATATTCGTACATGGAGCGATCGAATCGCTGAATATCGGCAGAGCTTTTTACATCAATAATCCAGTGGTGCTCTTGAATGAGTTTATCTGGCCTGCAACGACAAAGAATATCCGTATCTTCATCATTCCAATAAATGCTACTTTCAGCTACTCCGTTAGCTTCTAAGCACCATCTTGCGATAGGGTGCGCCATTGCACTATCTCTCATGAGCATTAACTTCCTGTTATCGTCATGAGTAATAGGTGTGATACCTTTCTTTTCACACATTTCGAGAAATTCCTTTTCCTCTTGCTTCCCTGCGTTTGTTCTACGATTTACATCAGGGCCTATCTTGTATCGCTTACTGTATTCATCTGGTTCTAACAAAAGACAATGGATAGCAGTCCCGAAATCCAATGCCTTTATTTTTTCTTCATCAACAGGAGCTTCCTTGCTCCAAATATATTCGGCTGGCATTTCGCTTATTAAATCCAACTGAGATTTACTGATCCCTAATCCATGGTGATAGTCCTCATTTGAAATGTCGTAATAGATACCGGGCTTCATCCTAAAACCTCTTTATCTATCCCGATCTGAATAGCTGTTCTAATTCCGGCTAAAACCGCATCCAATGCTTGGGGACTAATTTCAAATACAGGATTTAACTTCCTTGCTAAATCCATGCACAGTAGTTCTTCTGGTAGGCTATCCATAACCTCATCAACTGATATTTTCTCTTCCTGAGTAACAAACGCTTCTCGTTCCATTTGGCGTTCGTACCAGTCGTTTCTGAGTCCGTAGGTGTTGGTAATCATTCAACCTCCTTAAGAAAAGAGATCCAGTGCGTCTTATCATTTTTTCCTACACGTTGCACTACAGTTGGTTTTTGATCTGTTAGTGCTAAAATTTGCCTGATTGGAATTTGGGTTTCATTCCATTTGAACAGCAATGCCCCTCCGGGCTTCAGCACTCTAAATGCTTCACTAAATCCTTTTGATAAATCATCTTTCCATGATTCTTTATTTAATCGCCCGTACTTTTTAAACATCCATGCGTTGTGGCCAACTCTGATTAAATGAGGCGGGTCGAATATAACTTGGTAAAACGAGCCGTCAGGGAAGGGGAGGTTTTTAAAATCAGCGATAATGTCTGGTGTGATATTTAACTTCCTGCCATCACATAAAATGTGTTTCTCTGCGCGGATGTCGCTGTAAATCGCTCGGTTATCTTCCTTGTCAAACCAGAACATGCGACTGCCACAGTACATATCTAGAATCTGAGTCACGCAGCCCTCCTTAGCTTAGAAATGCGCAATATCCTGCTAATAAAGGCTTCCTTGCCTATCGCATTGATAGTCCGTTCAAGCGATTCATCGTCACAATCGAGCACATATTCCATTGCCTCAACTGAGTCAATCTCCGTTAACTTGGCCAACTCACTGAAACTTCCTGTCTCAATACTAAGCTTGCTACTTTCGTCAAATTCCATGACTGTTTTACCGTCTATTACCCGAGTTCCGTTCGAGTAGCTGTATGAAATTTGCATAATCACCTCAATTTACAAATGTCGGTATTACGCCAACGGTTGTCACAATGACCACGGCTAAACTGAATAGCCATGGGCTTGTACGTTTATTCTTACGTGCTTGAGGCGTAGTGATACGCACCGCCATGCAATCACGCATAGCGCTGTAATAGTTAGTTTTCATTGTTACCTCGCTAGGTGAGCGATAGGGGGGTTATCTGGTGTTGGTGCGGTAGGTTAAATTCCGAGGCGTTTTGCTAACTCAACAGCCTTAAATAGACCACCTCGTTTAACGCTTCGCTTGTGCTGATATTTGTTTGTTGTTGGATAAAATAGAACCTTTCCTTTTTTTGTTTGAAAGTGAATAGTTCCACTTGAATCTCTGGTGTACGGAATATCTATATCCTTTAGTTGCTCCGTATTATTTTTAAGTCGCTCTAATTTCCGCTCTTTTACCATTTCCTTGTATGCGCGAAAATCGCCTCCTACATCACCCATAATTAATTCCTTATGTGCGTATTCCTCACTATTAATAGCGATATGAATGATTAAGTGGTGGGTTACTGCTGACCGATGGCTTTTTCTCCTATATTTAATAATGATAACAGATAGTTATTTTTGATTGATCGTAATAAGACCTATGTAGCATTGCTCTATTGTATTATCATTAATTCCATTACAATGTGAGGCAATAAGAATGACTTCTTTATCTGAAATACAACGCAATATCTTGATAGCACTAAATAATCGCAATTATCCAATGAAACCAATAAGCAATAGTCAACTTACTGAATTAGAGATACGTATTGGTAAGGATACACTGGCATATAATATCAATTATTTACAAGATCAAGGTTTAATTAAAGATGGTGCAATTCAGTTAAGCGGGACTGGTAAATTCGGATATATCCTGCCTAAGATGGCTCTCACTTCAAAAGGATTTGATTATATAAATGAGGATTCCATTGGCAATGAACTAAATTCAGTGACTATTAAAATCCATCAAGACACTATTAATAAACTAGAATCTATGATTCATGATGCTAGTATTTCTGATGCCGAAAAGACAACGCTCATCCGCTATATAAAAGAAAAAGGTGTTGAGAGTGTTATCGGAAAATGTATTGACATTTTGATTTCTAATACCGGTTCTTTTACTAAATTGCTTTCTGATCTAGCTAAAAGCATTATGTAATGGCAAGCCCATCCGTGGGCTTTATCTTGCCGTCACCCCGAACTCACTGCTCGGCTGTTTTGTTTTAACTCCTGAAAATACTGCTACATTAGGTAAGCAGCAGTTATCTCCACTTGGATAATGCTTTGTTGGTTTGAGAGAGAGAACAGGGCGTTCTTTCTTCTCTTTCACTGAGTTAGCTTTAGCAATTTCTTCTTCTTTCAGTTTGTTAGCTCTGAAAGATGCATATCTAGCGTATTGCCTAGCCTTGAATGAGTTGCTGTTAACTTTCTTAACGCTAACTGGTGTTGGGTTGCCTTTAAATTTTTTTGGTGGTTGATAGTAAATTTCCACATAACCTCCGTTATTCTTTTACTTACCATAGACCACTCATTGAATGACCTAGAATTAGTATTCTTGCGCTTACATACCTAACATCTGCCAGTGTTGCCTATTCCTATCTGTAATCACTCTCGTGCAGTAGTAACATTCTCACTAGCCAGATCGTGCCTAGTGATACGTCGCATTTTTGCGTAAGGGTCTAAACAGGGTAGGTATGCTGTTCCGACTTTCCAAATTATTAAAGAACATTAGGCTGTTTTTCATGTTGCTTGCCTTTGATGAGTTATATTTAAAACTATGGTTGTTTTATTGTCAACAACCAAAGTTGTTTATAGTTGTGTTTTTATATTAGTTTGGTTTTATTTGGTTGTTTTTGTTGGTAATTTATTTTCAAAAAAATCTCAGATTGGAATGCAGATCACTTCTTTGGCAGGGAGAGGGTACAAAAAAGCCCTCGCGGGGAGGGCTGGGGTGTGATGCTGAATAAAAATTAATCTTCTATTTCAATATTGTCATCTAAATCGTAAAAATTAATTGTAGGGATTTGTATTTTTGGATAGTCACAGTTAGTAATTACCGTTTCTATAAAAGTTTTGATATAAGGATATGTGTAACTAGGAATTGATGTTTTTATCTCGGACGAATCCTTAAAGGTATCATCTACTTCGCCATCAATATCGAAGTCAAAATCATATTCTAAATATAAAGCAAAAATGCTTTCAATACTTAAATTAACTATATATCTGATTCTTATCTTTTTTTTGTCATTTTTATTTACAAAAAGCTGATCCTCGAAAGAAAATTCTTGTTGTAGGTTTCTTTTTTCTTTTTCTTTATTTTATTTTCTTTTTCAATCGGCTCTATAGAGAGTTTGTGCACTCTCTTATTAGTAAGTTTTATCTTCATGTTTCTATCCCACAAAACAATAGTCACTTTTAACAGATTCAGTTTCTTTTAATTCTGGCACACTTGCCTGACGATAAGCTTTTATTACAATCTTATCACTCTCATTGAAGGTAAGCTTTTCGGAGCATTCATCAAAAATATAATCCTTTACATATTTTTTTATTGATGAGCCAAATTTTCTCATTCGAGATAATGAATTTTCATAGTTATCCTGATCAGATACTTCAGGTGTTATAGCGAAATTAAATTTTTCTGATGTTAATTTTGCATCTATTTCAAGCCACTCAACGTCATTCATGTCTTGAATTAGTATATCAGCTGGTATGCCAAGGCCATCATGTAGTCGCCTTATCATCGATAAACTTAGTGGTCTTTTTCTATTTAACACTTCAGAAACTTTAGATAAAGAACCCATGAATTGCGTCATGTCTTTATTTGTTAATCCTTGTTGTTCCATTCTGAACTTTATTGCATCAATAGGATCTGGCTTTGAAATGGGGTAATGCTTGCTTTCATAGTGCTCTATAAGAATTCCTAGCAATTCAAGCTCGTCGAATTCTTTAGTACCTTCTATTGGGTTTCTCTCTGCAAGCTCAATAATCCTCGTCATAAATGACTGCAGATCATTATCATTCTTTATGAGTCGAGGTGTAAATTCATTCATTTTAGCCCCCATTTATCGTATTCTGCATGAGTTCCAATTTTTTCAATTATTACCATATCATTTGAGTAGATAACTTGAACTAAAAGCCTAAAATCATTTCCTTTTATATTAAAAATAACACGATTTTTAGCTAAGAAACTAGCAGACGAATATTTGGTTTTAATATCATGCGAGGTTTTCCATTTAGATCTTACAGCTTCATCGTGCCATGATTCTAAAGGAGCCTTTGCTTGATTATGTTTTGTGTAAAAGGCAATAATCTTTTCTTTTCCTATTATTCTCATAGCAAGTAATTCAGGCCTTTATTCAATCTTATATGTTTTTTCCCAAAATGGGAAATATTATTTTCGCCACACCCTAAAACGTGTCGTCAGGCCATTGTGTTAGCCGTGGAACTTATAAGTAATAGACTGGCTAACTAGCACCTTAGCGCATATATAAAGCCCATTAAGAGCATCTTCGTCTAGATACCAAGTTTCATATCTAGGGTTGTCAGATATAACTGCTAGGCGCTTATACTGTTTCTGCAATCGCTTTATGTAGAGCTGGTTATCCAATACGAACACATAAATCCCGTCACCATCAAAAAAGTTTGTGGTTATATCTACGAATATCTGATCCCTAGGTTCGAACGTTTCAGCCATTGAATCACCTTTTACAGTGATCATCTTTATCGTATTTGAAGGTCTTCCACCGAATAATCTTTTTGCTTCATCCGCTGAATACTCAATAGCCGTGATAGTCTCGATAAAATCATCGATAACCATCACGCCAGCACCTGCACTCGCTTCTACGTCTAGTATTTCAACCTTATAAGCATTACTAATACCACCCCCTTCATCCGAGTGCGTACCAGTACTTATGTTGCTGACTTCCGAACTATGGATAACAGGAATAGTTGGCTCTTCGCCATTACCAGACGACAACCATTCAGGAGAGACCCTCAGAACTTTAGCTATTTCTATTAATTTTGTTGAATTTTGTGCATTTCCAACCTCAATCTTTTGAATTGCAGCCTGTGATATACCAACAGCCTCGCCTAGTTCTTTTTGAGATAAGCCCGACAATTTACGAGCTTTTTTTAATCGTTGTGCAAGAGTAGTTTTCATAGTCTTAAATATACAACCGCAGTTGTTGGCATTCAAACAAATATAGTTGTTGATTAAAAACAACTAAGGTTTTATTATATGTAAAATAAACAACGGAGGTTTTTTATGAACGAAGCAATTAAAACCGCCATTGATATTGTAGGGACACAAAAAAAACTAGGTGAAGCATGTGGCATAACACAGCAAGCAGTTTTTAAGTGGCTACATAACAAGGCAAAAGTATCACCTGAGCATATCCCATTAATTGTTAAAGCTACAAACGGTCAAGTTAAAGGAAAAGATATTCGCCCTGACTTACCGCACTTATGGGATTTGGGTAATAAATACTGGTAACACAATCGCTCTTTAAAAATTCATGCAGTGCCTTTTGACTTCAATCGGCAAATTATTATCAACAATCCGCTCATACGGAATGAGCCACGGATCATTACTGCTGTTCCCAATATGGGAAGTAATCTAAGAAGGACTTTAACAAATGGAATGTGCAAAAAATATCAAAGTAGAGTGCTCATCAAACGAATTGATGACGTTTTACATTCAACAAATGTATTCAGTCGGTAATAACGGACTCGCTAAGGCGCTAGGAATACACCCTTCAAAATCCAGTCGAGATAAAGCCAGAATATTCGATTTAGCTTGCCAGTTGGTAAGTAAGTTCGGATTACCCCCTGACTCTGTAAATATCAGCGATAAGCCAACGAAAGTTGTTCTTGAAGGTGATTATGCAGAAAGGGTTATTCAGGCTCTTGAAGGGAAGGGAAAGGTTAAAAGAAAAGCCCCAGCAGTAACTGAGGCTTCTCAACAAATGGACTTAACCATTTAGACTAACAAATACACTGTATCAATAACCAGTATTAAAGGGAAGCTGATTTCTAGCTTTCCTTTTGCTGATACAGCTTAGGAATAAGGGAATTATACCATGAAGAAGAAAATTAATCATTGGTTTAATCGTCACGAAGTGCATAAAAACATCATGCGAGATAAGACGTTACGAGAAGTGA